CATTATCAATCCTATACACATTTGATTTATTATCTATTGGTAATCCTTGGGATGCACTTCCAGTAAAAGGTCGTGATCTCTTCTTTGTTTGAAAATATTGAACACATGAAAAAATAGTGGTTGACTGAGTAAAAGGCATTGTTTCAGTCTGACCATTTGTGCTTTGTTCATTTGCAATCATCTGTGGCCTAGCTGATCTTTCCATATATCTTTGTAATTTTTCCATTAAAGCTGGGAATTTATCTTCTATAAAAGGCGTAGCTGAATTACCACCCTCTATCTTAACCAAGTTAAATAATGATAAATTACCAAGTGAGCCCAGCGCATTTACTTGGTTTGCACTAACAAAATCATCTGGAGAGGCTGGATTAACCCAAGAACCAATAGTTGTTGCTGGGGTCGTAACAGGAGTTAAATTAAAATTTACATTTAGACCTCTACCCGACTGATAGCCCCATCCTCCGTCATCGATGCTAGATGGAACTGGGAGAGTAATATATTGCCATTCATCTGAATTATTTATTGTATATTCCAGCACTATAACAGTATTTAGCGCACTGTTAGATAACGAAACTGAGTAAATACCTTCAACAGATTGCTTAGTCCAGAAACTTAAAGTAAACGGTTGTTGCGCAATAGATTGAAAATCATAACCCTCTATAACGTATTCTAAATAATATGGATTATCTAAAACTGTTGTCTGTGGTGTTACAGATGTAGTAACTTGTAGACTATACTGCAAAAATACACCAGATTGCGATAAAGTTGGAAAATCACTAACTCGTTCAACTTGACCATCAAACTCTCGCCCTGGGTCTGCAGCAGGCGAAACAAACTGAAATCTATCCGCTGTATATATCTTATCAACAGAGTCATCTATAGTGAAAATAAATGGGTCATTATTACTATCATCTATAGATCGTTGCCATGGATTTGTGGTGAAATTTCCGCCATAAACTAAATTACTAGCATCTTCATCTGAATAAATTAAACTGGGGTAATTATCATTTGATGCTTCTCTTTGAGTAGTACCAAGCCTTATTATCTTTCCTTGATCACTTCCGTCAGGATTTGGTGGAGGTAAAGAGCCTGCTAATGCTTGTGATACATCTTGACTTAAACTATAGTCTGGAAACTCAACAACATCAAAAGCACCTTTTTGTAATAAGAAATTAGTGAATCTAACAGAGAATAAAACTGATGTAGGGAATCTTAATGCAAAAAATACAGAAGAATCAAATGCATCGGCAGTTACTGTTTGTCCAGAATTATCGGGCATTGTAAATGTAAATGCTTGTTTAGCAAATGATGAGCTAGATATTGTTATAGTCCCTACTACGCTTTCTTGAGTGGAAGAGCCTCCTGGGCCATAATTATCAATTATAATGATATCTGCATTAATAGAGCCACCATCTGTTAACGATTCAAACTGTAATGTAACTTCTTCGCCAGCTAAAAAACTAACGTCAAAGAATTCCTTTCGGAGGTCTTTAAAACCCTCAGACGGGACGGGATTGGTGCACTCAATAATAATTGCAGCAGGAGGGTGAGCCTCCGGATCAGTTATTGTCTGAGTAAATGTTTCAAATGTTACAAGATTAGTAGACGTAAAGTTATCAGGTAAAGTAAATTGATAGCCCTCATAGCCCACAGGTGTAACTGCATTAATTACTTCACCTGGTGTAGTTCCTCCTTCAGGGACATCAATTCTCATTCTAAATTGAGGGTTACCCCAATAGTTTATAGCAGGTACGCTTTCATCTCCGTCAGAATCAGTACACACATCGGGGTAACCTTCCCGAGTAAATTGAAGCACACCAGAGGAGTTTTTAACTTCAATAAAATAAAGCTCAACATTACCCTGATCATCATAAGGGTGGTAGTAGATTGCCTGATTAAAAGCTCCAACCATATTTAAAGTAACGGGGTTAGGAAGCTCAATGTAAATTGGATTAGCTGGCGTTCCAGTCTTCTGATAAACTGGTTTCTGAGTTGTCCTAGCGGTATCAACAAGAAACTCAACTGTTCCCGCAGACAAAGGTAGGCCAGTGTCTTTATCTCTAAAGAGCTGCTGTAGCGCTGGAGCTAATATAAATTGACAATCGTTGGCTATCGCCATTTCAAACCTCTTGTTGACAATATGTTATTTTTGCTTTAACCTTTTTAACCAATACTTAATAAAAAAGGAGTTAACTTAATGTATGTAATACTTGGTCTATTATTGTTCGCTTGTTGTGTTATAATTTTCACACCTCTACATATACTAATATACGTTTGGATTGTTCTTCACCTACTTTATATATTATCTAAGTCACGTAAGACAAAAACCTTAGAAGATGATATAGATTAATGTATATTTTATCTACTAAGGAGCGCTCCATATATTGATGGCACCATCTTAGATGATGCCTTTCTTGTTGGTTTTTTTGCTTTCTCAGCACGTTTAGCCGCTTTAAGTGCTACATTTCTTACTGCTGGGCTCATTATTGTTTTTGTTATAGCCGCTGGAGCTGCAAGCAGGCCACCTGTTTTTAGTGCAAGTGGAATTGCACCCATATATGCAGCTGCTCCAGCACCACCAGATAATGCTAGTTCTAAAGCTTTAGCCACGGCTGATTGCTCGCCAGTTTTTGGAATAAATAATTGATTTTTTTGTGCTCCTAACCTTTTAGAGGTTGCTAAAGAATCTTGAATTGTTTTATTTTCTTCAGGAGTAAATAGTATATTTCTTGATCTAGGGCCTAAGTTTCCATATTCACGCATACCTTTATTAATTTCTTCAGGTGTGCTTAATTCTCTACCTTTTGTTAAAAAATGATGGGCTAACGACTGACGTAAATTCTCAGGTAACTGTTGAGTTAATTTTGATAATTTTTCAGGGTTCTCACTTGCCCCCTTTTTGACAAAATTTTGAGTTATTTGACTGGCAGGCACTTTATCTTTAATAAACTTCAAAATATCTTTATCTTGAAGAGGAACAACTTCATTCTTGAAAAACTCTTTTGCACCTTTCCATGCGCTATAAACTTGAGGATTTTCACTTTTAATAGCTGAGCTTTCGTAATCCTTATCAAGAGCAGTTTTAAGAGGTGCAATAATTCTTATTGCATTATTATCATTATTTGATTTAGCTTCTCTCAAAAAATCATTTAATCTTTTATCAGTTAAACCTGCATCTTTAAATTTACCTAATGAAGGTTTTTCTTCTATATTTGAAAGAACTTTGAATATCTGCTTTCCAGAATCGCTATCAAATGCATCCCATTCTGGAGCAGCTTTCTTTTCTTCTTTTATTGCGTTTAACGCTTTTTTCCCTTCATTTTTATAATTACTATAATCAAATTTACTATTAGTAGAATCAGCCAACTGATTAAGCTGTTCATAATTATCTCTACTTATATCTCTTTTATCTTTAAATTTACCTTTTAAATGAGAAACAATATCATCTGGAGTGTTTGTTTCTATATTACCCTTAAATTTATCTAACACACCCTGAACTGGCTCAGTTAAAGCTTTAGCTAAATTGGTATATTTTTTTGCCATTCCGCTGAGAGGAACTTTAGAAAGAATTGCTGATTGGAATTGCTTTAACGAAGGGCTACCAATAGCTTCCCCAAGCGGCAATTGCCCCCCAGGAGCTTGAGAAACGGCTTGCTGAATCTCTTCTGGGGTATGTGTCCCACCCATTTGCAACAATGTATTAATCCCTCGTCCCGCTAATCCAGGAAGCTCAGCAGCTCCCCTTAAAGCAGGCCCCCCTACGCCACCTAATACTGCTCCTGTAGCTGCTGACTGTCCAATTGATTGATCAGGGCTATACATTGGACCTAATCCGGCACCAACTAATGCATTTTTGCCAGCTATACCTAATGTATGCGCAATTCCTTTTGTAATCTTTCCCGATTCAGATACAGCGCGTTCTATAGCTCTAGGGGCTCGCGTTAATCTCATTTCAGGTAAAGCAAATGACGGAGCAACTTCACCAGCAAATTCACCAATTTTTTCACCTGCGCCTTGAGCTTCCGGTATACCGGCTTCTTCGCGTGTCATAACACCTGGAGTTTGTTTATAAGCAGCTCCGGGATAGAATGGATTAACAACAGGTTGATCACTAAATGGAGTGGTTACGGTAGGTTGCATACCTCCAGCTTTTAACTCAGGCTCAGTTAAGCGTCTTTGTAGGTTTATTGCACCTCTTGCGCTTTCTCCGAGACCCATGGGAACTCCACGCACTAACCCACTAAAAAACCCGGGCTGCTTACCAGCTTGGCTTGCTTCAGTTATATCGGATAAAGAGGGTGTATAAGTCGACTTGGATTTCCCTTCGACTCCCTCTAATTCTGATATATCACTAATTGACGGATTATAAGCCATTCTATCCCCCTAACTGAGCTCTAACTTGAGCTTGTTGTTGTGGATTTAAACCCTGATAATATTGCTGGAATTCAGACTTACTATTAAAGTTAGGAACATTTAGTTGCTGTGATTCAGATGGAGCTCCTTGACTATATGCAGCTTCAGAAAGTTGCTTAGTAGCTCCAGCAGTTGTCTGAACGTCTGATTGTTCAAGTTGATTAACAATACGTTTAAAGTTTTCCCAGGATTTGTTGTAAAGCTTATTATTATTAAAAAACATGCTTTTGTTTTCTAATATTGCTTGATTCTGCTCAATTGCTTTATCAGTAGATGGATCCTGACTTAATAGCTTCATTTTAGCAGCCATAGCTGGAACATCTTGAGATTGGAATGTTATTAAATTATCGTAAGATTTTGACTCTAAGCCTGCCGGGGTTAATAATTTATTTAAAGCCAATTTACCTGAACCAGCTGCACCAGTAAATGAAGCCACATCAGCTATTCTTTCATCTGCGGAATCAATCATTTTATTAAGAGCTAAACCAGCTGTGCGAGCTTGTAGAACCTTAGGTATTGTAGTTTTCTTCTCAATATCAGATTGTGCAACATCTTGCGCTTGTCTTAAGCTTTCAGGAGTCATTCCTAATTGCTTGCTAGCCATTTGGTTTTGTTGGGCTCTAATCTGTTGTATTAGCTCAGGCGTTAGACCAGATTGAGAGGGAGCTTGGCCCATTTGCGGAGCTTGGCCGGCTTGACCCATCTGAGGAGCTTGACCACCCCCTTGACTACCAATTAACTTTCTAAACTGATCAGTTAGACCTTGCTGCATTGGATCTTGAGCACCCTGCTGAGTCATAGATTGACTAAATGTTGGTAATCCTGCAGATGATAGGACTTTATCAGCCGTCGCCATGTCTGCTGTATCAGCTGTTCCTCCCGCTATACGGTTAACCGAATTAGCAAATTGATCATTTGAATGATATAAGCTTTTGAATACTGGATTATTCATCATTCTTATTGTTGTATTTGCTGGGCCAAATCTTTGCATGCTTTGCCCTATTCCGCGCTGTTTATTTAACGCATTTTGAATAGCTATAGCTTGCTGTTGAGGCATCATGCTCGTGCGCATTTGATTAGCAGACGTTTGAGACTGAGTTAATGGAGTTTGAGCTTGCTTTAGCGCAAGAGCAGCTTGAAGTTGCTCCGGCATAAACTGAGTCTGATATTGAGCTTGTTGCGCTTGTTGCTGTTGAGCGATCAGCTGTGCTTTTAAAGCTTCTGGCAAAGTTTTTAACTTATCTTGCATAGCTTGGTTAGATAATGTATTTGACTTAAGCTGTGAGCCTTGCAACGCCCCTTGCATAATCGGGCTACCTGGTATTACACGCATAATATACCCCTATAGTAAACCGCCAGTAATACCACCCAATAATCCACCTGCTGACTGAGCATTCTGCATCTGAGACATCATTTGCATCATAGCTTGTTGCTGAGCATTTTGAGCATCTAAACCAGCAGCTGTTGAACCCGCTTGTAGCCCCATTCCAGCAAGACCTTGAGCTCCTTGCAGTCCTGTATCGTACTGACCTAAAGCTTGGTTCATATAAGTATCATAATCTTGAGAAGCTAAACCGCTAATCTGACCCGCTAAAGCCTGTTGAACCGCTGGTGAACCAGCTTGCCCACTAGCTGCACCAGCCTGCATAGCTCCCTGTGTTGCTTGATCAACGTTATATTGATATCCAGGAGATGCCTGGAAACCTTGTCCAATTTGGCTCATCATTGCAGTTGGATCTTGCATCAACTGAGAATATTGCTGAGATAGCGGGTCTAACTGTGCCTGACCTTCTTGTGAATAAGGATCAAGATAACCACCGACCATTCCAGGAACTTGACCTAAGGTTTGCTGTGACGGCTGACCTAAATTACCCATACCCATTGCATTCATAAAAGCATCATACCAAGCCATCTTACTTCCCCTTTAATAGTTTCACGTAGAACATTAGACTGTTGCAATTTCTTTAAACGTTCCATTCAAATTTATTTTAAGAACATTGTTAGTACTATCTACTATCAATCTGTTCTTAGTGCTATTAGCATCTAAATTATTAATCTGATCTTCCGTTAAATCTGGTACTAAATATCCAGAATCACTTAAATAGTGTGTCATTTCAGTGTTATTATTAGAGAAGAATTTATTCCAGGTGTTGCTCTCTGTATTAAATTTTTCACTTGGAATAGTAGACCAATTAGGCGCGCTCATCGTCGTACCTCCGCCGTACCGTTAGTAATAACAAACCTATCATCGGACCAAAACCTAAACTGAGGGGTGAAATCATTTGACCTACCTAGGCGCCAATATCTAAGTTGATTCTTTCTATTTCCTTTAGCTTTTAAACTACGTGTCTCAACATTATTGAAACTGTAACCGCCATCCCTAGAAACAGATAAATCAACTCTGGTCGGTAAATCATCAATACCCTGCTCTAATTGTAACTTTATATTATTAACAATAAACTGATCATCATTCGCAACACGCATAGATGGGCATATTCTAATCCTAGGTATTGTATGATCATCATAAGTTGTAATATTAGTACTGGTTAAGTATACATTGCTATCTATATTGCTAATAAAATATAGATTATTTTTGAATAACTTAACATCTTTTGCAATATGATAGTTTAGGCAGTTATCAGTTAGATTGAAGAACATTTTAGTATTAAAGTCATACGCAAAACTAAAATTATCATCAGGGAAAGTGAGCTGATAAAACACATGCCCATCTTCTTCAAAAATAAATCCAAAAGCATTATCAGGATTAGTTAAACCGCTTAAAATAAAGTCTAAACCATCGACCGAGATAGATTCTGGCTTGCCGCCCTCGGTAGCTACTATTTTTGCTGATGAGTTATCGTTTTTTGATAACCAAACTAACAGACCAAATCCCTCAGCTATAGTGCTTCTATTTACACAACCGTAATCAATCGCTATTGAATTATCACGAGCATAAGGAAAATCAGCACGTCCTTGGTCATACCATAACTCAGAAACCTTTTCACCGATAATCCACATTTGACGGTCAAGTCTAACTGCAGCTACAATTGTATCAGCTTGAGTCTGCATGGAGTTTCTCAATAGAGGATCCCATGTTAAAGCATCATTAGACCCCGATAGGTGCCAATTGCTATCATCTCCGGTAAGTATCAAATAAGTATCTTGATAGGTTATATAAAGCGGTCTAAAATCAAGCACTGGGGTATTTAGAGTGAAATTATTATAATTGTAAACATATAGTAATTGACCATCGACTATGCCAATCTCACCATTTTGATTTTCTGAAATAAATACTGCCCCAATTTGTGTGCCTAAAATTCCCACCACACTTGTAGTCAACTGTGGAGTAATTCTTATAATATTTCTTCCAAAAACACCGTACATAGCATTATCAATTGTAGAAACAAAAAGGCCTCTAGCCTCTCCATCTAAATGATCTATTGCTACTTCGTAACCAGGGAAGGGCACTAAACTAGGAGATTCGATGTCTACGCCGCTCACCATCATATTATAAGTGGCTTCCACGGACATCTTAGGATAGCGAGCAAATTTAGTGCCCCCCACAACTCCAATAGGTGTCGTAAATTTCTGACCCCTTTTGATTTCCTGCATCTGTTTCATGGGGTTGTCCACCCCTTACCAAGATTTGCTTGGCCGTAGGGATCAACCACTTTGGCTGGAAACATTGTGTTTTTTTCAATCGAAAGATCAAGACCAGCTAAATCAGCAATATCTCGTCTTAAAGAGGCGAGAGTTCCCATGTTCTGGGGAGAAAAATCATAATCAAAAAAGTTACATAATCTATGAGCTAACTCGTACTTTAAGAAACTAATAAAGAATCTTTCTAAGTTAGATAAATCTTGGGATGGATCAGTTACTTCAGTTAGAGCAAACTTACCTGTTATCTTCATGAGATAATCTTCTTGAGGCAAGAAGTACAAATAAAGATTCATTCCACCTAATGCGCGCTCAGCATAATAATGAAAAGGAAGAGAGGTAATATCATCAACGCGAGAACCACCGAAATAGCTTTTACGGAAGTCACGTACCATATGGTAACGAACATTATCAATATTAAAAGTTAATGCCTCGATTTCTATAAGTCCAGGGATTGTATATTCTTCTTGATCCGGGACCGCATTAAATTCTGTATGTGTATAATAATTTATTAGTGTTGCGTCAATCGAAGTTTCCGCAAGAATATCATTAAGCAGCTCAAGCCCATCCGCAGTATCAGTCTCTGTAACATCTTCCAGAGACCGAGACCGTAACCCGCTTAGATAATAAGCGTTAGAAATGAGCTGAGCTGCATTCATGATTTACCTATCCCTTAAGCTGCTTTTTTTTCAGCGGCTCTAGCTTTAGCAATTATCTCTTTAGCTGCTTTAGCTTTAGAATCACGAATTGTATCGTAATTACCGTAAGCGGCAGTTAATTGAGTAATAGCTGTGCTAAGAGGATATACAAGACGCATTGAATACTCATCCACAAGCGTTTTACCCCAGATAATGTCATTAACAAAACCGTGAGTGTTGGCGCCAAATTGTGAACCGTAGTATGAGCGCATAGAAGCACCACTGTCTGGATCCATACTATTAGCTGTTGGGTATGGAATTTCTTCAGGAAGAACAGGCATACCTAAGTATAGTGGGTTACCAGAACAAATGAAGCCAGCTCTATGATCAGGAGCAGTACGCGCATTCAAAACACCCAGTAAAGGTGTAATGTCTTGGCTAACGTTTGCATTTGCATTAGTAATATCAGATATCAATGCAGGGAATACAGTAACAATAACCACACCAGCACCATCAGAAGAAGCATCAGCAGTAACTCTTGCTTGAACTAGTTGAGCACAAGGAACGTGACCAGTAAAAGTCAAGAATCTAATACCTGTACTATTAGTTGCACCTGGGAAGTCGAATGTAAGAATATCATTCTCTGCCAGAGCAATTGGCTCATTAATAGATGCACCACCAAAGGTTAGGATTGTACCAGTAACATCAATAGCAGTTAGAGTTAGTTCTTCTTGAAGATTACCAACAGTACCCGCAGTATGAACTGGAAGTAAGTTAGAAGTATAGAAGTTAGAACCACTAAAGCGCCCTAATTCCCATGAGTTTGCACTTGCATTATTACGATCAAGAGCAAATTCATTTAAACCGCTACCAACAACTGGGGGAATATCAACATCACTAACGAAAGCTTGAGTATCAGATTTAACTGCACCAAAGTTACGAAAGTTAGCTAATGCTTGAGCATATTGCTGATAATCATTTAAAGGAGTTAGACCATCACCAAACGAACGATAGGTGTTAGTTAATGCTACTGTGGCAACATCAGATGCAACCTTAGTACCAATTTCATTAACTGCTTCACGAACGAATTCGTTAAGACGCTCATCAACATTAAAGATCAATTGTTGAGCTGTAAAGTCGTAAGCTACACTAGCAGCTTTATCTACAGATAAAGTCTGTAAGCGTTGCTCAACTGGTTGGAATGTAGCAACAAGAGAGTCACTGGCGACAAAGCGAGTAGGCAAGCTAAAAGTGATGGTATCACCTAAGTTTGCTGGATACTGTTTGTCGAAATCCTTAAACTTTTTATTTGCATAAAAAATAAAAGGGGATAAGTTATTTAATAAACCAAGCCCAGCGTCATTATACGTTTGGACCGCTACAAGTAAGTTACTAGCCATTAGAATACCTCTAATCAAAAGATTAAAAAGCTAACAATGGCTAATCGTGCGTCTACTATACAGTAAATTGCTGTTTGTAATCCGCAATCGAGACTTTGCCACCGCTAGGTCGAACATTAGAGGGTTGCCCTTGACGTAAAGGCTCGCGTGGCAAATCTTTCTGCAATGAGAGTTGGTTATTTTCAATAGATTTTGAAAGCTTTCGTATCTCGGCAGCTTGAAGCGAAGCGGGCAAACTTTTAAGAGCGCCAACTTTACTTAAATTACTACCTAAGTGATAAAGAACGTCCGCACTATTTGATACTGAGCTAGCTGCAATAGCTATTTCTGGTATCTCAGTGAGAACCTCGTCACTTACTACAGTATCGAAGTCTTCATATCTAGTCTTAGCATCAGCAAATTTATCTTGAAGCTCACCATAAATACGGTTTGCTTCTTGTAAACGGTAGGCATCAGATGCCTGCTGTTGATGCTGTTGAGCCAGTGTTTTAACTTGGTCCGCTACAAGGTTTCTAATCGACTCTTTATCAAGAACATTTGACTGCCCCTGATTGGGAGCAGCTTGCATGCCTTGATTGACATTATGCTGCCCAACATTCGATTGCTGGCCTTGTTGCTGTCCAAATTGAGAAACAGCAGCTTGATAACCTTTATCATAAGAGCTACGCTTATTATCAGATACAATGCGATTCACATCGGATTGAGCTAATAACTTTTCACTTTGAGTTGCCTCAGGTGCTTGCGCAACACTTTCCTCATTAACGCTCTCAGGAGCGATCACTTGAGTTTCTTCAGTCATTTCAAACCTCTTCTCTTTTGACTATTACCCCGTCACGGTAATGCCTTGTAACGTTCAAGTACGACTATTTACCTGTAGCCCAGTAAACAAACCCGATTAAATAAGTATCGGTAACTTTATAATCCTCTGGTCTTCATCTTGTGTAATTGTTTCAATCAACTAATACAAGCCAGAGGATGAATTAAATAATACATTGAAGTAACGCAAAATGCAAATATTATTTAATAATACTATTTCTTGCTTTGACCTTTACCAAGAACACTAGAAGCCTTATCCATTTGCATAAGTTGTTCTTTATAGCTGTATGAAGCAGGAACGTAGCTACCTTGCCAACCCCATTTAGAAGGTGAGCCTTGTTTAATGCCTGCGCCTTCGCCCTTACTTTTGCTACTGCTGTAACTTTTCATTTTAGCCATTACAATCCCCTTGGTTGTGTTTTTTCTTAAGCTCTACGTGCAGCTTTTATGGCTGGTAAAGCAGATTTATTAGTTATAACTGTCACCTAAATGAACAGTCAATTAAAATATAACTTAACTCTTAACAATGATTCAACTAGTCATAAGTTCTTTAGAAATCTTTATTACTTGCTCCGTCTGCTTAATTGCTATCTCTGCATCAGTTCTCTGTTGTTCATTCTCAGCTGACTGCTGCTTTGATAATAAATCACCTTGAATTTTAAGAGCTTCAATCCCTATTTTCATCTTATCTTGCTGAAGTTTAACTTGCTCAACATTATTACGCATTTGTATCTGGAGCTTCTGATTCTGAGCTTTCATTTGCTCAGCTTGTGCTTTCTGTTGTTCTGCTTGAGCGTAAACTAACTCAGGGTTTGGTTGCGATGACTTCATCTTAGCTTGTTGAGCCTTCGCTTCCTTCATCTGCTTCATGAAATCTTCAGCTGTAAGTTTCAGCTTATCTTGACCCTTAATATCTAGATTATCTAAAAGTAAAGGAAGTGCTTCGGTTTCAACCATAGCTTTAAAAGTCTCAGAAACTTTCATTAATTCTATAAAGGTTTGCAGAGCTCTATTCTTTTGAATCTCAAAGTTAACGCCAGGTTTAACAACAACTTCCAAATCATTTTGATTATAGACTAAGTCAGTTTCTGGCTTGCCTTCATTAATTGTAATAAATTCATGCTCCCCTTTTCTATTAATAATAGGGATTGTAGTAGCTGTCTTATAATACTTGGGAATTAGATCAATAATAATCTTTGCTATTTGAGATAGTGACGCTAAATAGTTATCTACAAATGGCATAGCGGCGGCGTTAGATTGAGTTGCGCCCTCCTGTATGGCAACACCACTCAATTGTTTAGTTTGAATTCCGAGCTGTGCGTCATAAGAACCTAATACCGTTTGAATAGTTCTATCTTCATTATTATAAAGTTGCAAGAATAGCGGGTTTACCTCACCCTGCTGAAAGTATTGAGGAGGGGGTAGTGGTTTATTCTCTTTATCAAATGCATCAAATACAAGCGCACCTTTAGCTTTTTGAGGATTAGTCCAAGCCTGCTGGTACTCGCTCTTATGCGGTAATGCCTCACTAGCTACCATTATGGTTGATTGTCTAAGGTTCTCAAATGCATCGACTAAACTAGATGCAGCATAGTTTTTTAGTCTTTGAGGACCTTTAGCATTATATATGTATGACCTAGTCATTTGGCTACCATTCAGAATAGCACTATTACCATCAAAGAAGACTAAAGGAAGATAGCTGTAGTCAGTCTCATTTGGCTTCTCAATGATTTGATCACCTATGAATTTATAATTGATAATCTTAGTTTTAAGTACATGTCTGCGCTTTAACTCAACAGGCTCATCCTCAATTCTTCCACTATCTAACCAGCCATCCTTCATTGCTTTAAATTCTTTTAAAGTCATTGTAGTCGGCTTATTAGGATCTTCAATATTAGATACTAAAACTAACGTTTCTTTTTTCTTTATTTTTTCATAATAGTCACAGATATATAAAACCTTCTGATTCTTTCTAGTAGAGTACGACCAATTGAAAGAGCCAAGATTGTTACGTTGATAATTAATGTCTTCTACGTTAATGTCTGGGTATTCTTCTTCAAACTCTTCTTTGCTCTTAGGTATAAGCTCATAGCAGTACTTGCCGTCACCCTTTCCTGCTTCACGTGCTAAGGGATCAAAACCACATAATGTAGGTGATGATGGCTTATTAAGTCTAATTACTTGCTCAAAGGTATCTTCATGACGATATTCAGTGATTACTTTTAATACCGAGTATCCACCTGATAGAGTCTCACCGTATATCTTATTAGATAAAAGTTCATAATCACTACCAGAGAAAATAGATCGTAAATACCCCTCAACAATCTCTTGTTGCTGAACTAATTTAGTATTACCAGTTCCCTTAACCTCTAGCATAGGCACTTGCTTTGCCCACTCTCCACGCAATCTTGATACAAATGCTTCACAGATATTAATCTTAATCGAGGGCTTTCCCATATCAGCTAAAGTCTGCTCATCCCTGTCCGTCAAAGTAGATTGAAATAAAAACTTACGGTCAGCTTCAAATCTTTTCTTATTCTCTTCAAATGAAGTTTCGGAATCTTCAACGTTAGATTTAATCTTTCTAAATCTTTCTAAATGACTTGCTGCTATTTCTACCATTTTATTTGGCCTGCTTTGTGAAAGGATTGATACCCAGGGATCGCCGGTGACTCTTCTTTTTCTATACTAACATTGAGTATAAATTTATCAATAAGTCCTAATTTTATCCCATCTGCACACGTATCTGCAATGTCATCTCGCCTATGTGTATCATTTGCTGTGATCTTTGACATATGATCTAAACATTTATGCATATGGTGACTGCCAGCTGTAAATGATAACTGACCCGAAGCTATTAGTGGCTGACATTCTAAGAATCTGCTTGTCTTGTTTCCGCTGTTTGCATTTCTCTCAATCTCATGAATTTGAAGACCTTGCATAGACTTAAGAATGGAAACTAAGGTTACACCAGTGGATTTCTTTTCTATTGCCGCAATCTTTGGCTTTACTCCATATCGCATACAATCAGCGTAAAATGACATAAACGTAGATTTTAAATCTTTAGGCTCAACCCAGGTCTCTAAGCAATCAAGCCAATGCAGGCCATAAATATCTGTCTCTATTCCAGCTTGCTTGATCTTGTATAATCCCCAAAAGCTAAATACCGTAGCGTCATTGTAGTTCTTGTCGGTCTCAGCAGTGTCGGAAGTGATGAAAGTAGCGAGCATATCAGGCTCATCTTCAAGAATAGCAAACCAATCACGCTTAAATATACCACCACCAGCAGGCTGTGGAGTCTGTTGGTATTGAGAAGCAAAGACGTACGGCATTGTCTTTGCCATCCTATCCAAGTCTTCCTTAGTATGCTTCGATGGGTCTAACGCACTGCCAGCCGAATCAAGCGCCTTTATCTTTAAAACGTCCCACTTTTCCCCACTTAATCCCTGTGCTAATTGACTAAATAAATCAGATTCGTGGAGTATTTGCCCCATACCAATTATAGGAGTTCTAGGGCCATTAACCCTTGATTGAGCAGTTTCTATATACCACTCTACCTCACTCTCTCTAATTGTATCGCTAGTTACTTCCGATGGTTTATGAATATCATCTATCGCAATACAACCACCCCACCGCAACTCATTTGCAATACCAGCACCATACCCAGTGATAGTGCCACCTGATCCAGATGCAAAAACAGCGCCACCAGCAGTTGTTTCAAACGAATCTTTAGCTCGGCTATCCTTTCTAGTTTCCACCCCAAATATAGCTTTATATTGAGGTAGCTCAACTATCTGTCTAATTACACCTGTTTGTTTGGCGGCTAATCGTAATGCATAAGATATATAAATATACTGAGAGTCTGGGTATTTTGCCAATGACCACGCAATGAAGTGAATCATCATTTCTGTTTTTCCGTAACGAGGAGGACAATGGATTAGTGATCTATTACATTTGCTATCATATATATCTGTGAATTTATCAGCTATGATTCTATGATGCGATTTCCTGGATGGCGGCGTTGAAATAACAAAGTCTCTTCCTGTTCTAATGCGATAGAAATACTGAGTAAACTGTAGGAAATCATTTAAAAGATCCTCAGCATTTGGTAGGTCTACAGATGAGCTACAATAAAAATCCTCAGCTTTAACCTCTGCAACAGAAATACGTTTACTCAGATTCCTCATATTCCCCCTTATTTAAATGGAATACCCATCTTTTCTGGTTTGATTCAGATATTTTATACAATCTTTTAAAATTCCAAAACTTTAATACATTCTCTTTTGTTTTTATGTTTTTATCAGTATATTTATTGGTTATCATCTCATCTAAATCCTTTATTTTTTTAGCTTTAGATTGAAGCGAAAACATATTGATATTAAGAGGGTCTATGCCTTTGAATATAAGAGGTATTTCATTGAAATAATCAAAAGCCACGATGACAACATTCTTGGCATTAAAGGCTTGATTACCTTTTGTATTAAACGTTAATCCGTGATCTTCACCCGATCGCCAGCTCTTAAGTGAGCAATCAATAGTCATAAAGTTTGGATATGTAGAGACAATATTTGATTTCAAATAGGTCTTTTGTAGTTGTTTATCATATGAATATATGAACCAATCTGGATATACTGCTGCCAAAGCAGTTGAAACAGTGGGTTGAGGACCTTCGCCTAGGACAAAGCAGACCACATCGGTATAGCTATTGATCCTATCGAAAGGCTTAACCTGCTCAACTGCATTAATAATGCCAATAGTACGGTATAGCTGATTAGAGGAGACAATAATACCTGCGCTAATATGAACTTTCGCATACTCTGATTGTAAATACTGACTAATATAGCAACTCATATAGAGAGAATATTAAAATGAGCAAGAAATGTCAAGGTAAAAGAATAAAAAATGATAATAAAGATTTAGACGAGTTAAAGATATTCTTTAAAGTATTAACTAAACGTTATGTGCTGGGGCCAATTCTGCTAATGTTATTATATTTACTTGATCATCCGACACAGCAGTTGACGAAGGTGATTCATGAAATGTTAAAGGGGTTGATTGCTCCTTAGTGATCTCTTTATATGAATTTGATACGAAAAATATCAAAGCGCATATTCCCATAAACATTAACCAGAATGCGACGCAAAATCTACACATATTATTAGACCTTATTTATTAAATATATTTTTTGTAGATACTGCTGAGGTTGTTGTATCAATAGAATATATAAATTGGTTGTTATGTTTCCTAATGTGATTACATATTCTATGTGTTAGTGGTTCTTTATTGGAGTTGTCAATCTCATTAATCGCCAATCCAACAAATGTTACAATAAAAGTTATAAATAATGTCATAGCGCCCCACATAAATAGGAAATAGGAACAGTTCGACTACCTATATTAACCTCATAGATACCCAAAACACTATCGCCTATAATTGTGTTTGCGCTCATCTTCGACGCTATTGGTGATGGATAACTGTTTAGCTCTATAGAGCCACCATACCTTAAATAGCTATTATCTCCGCGATTCATATTACCTATACGACACTTACCATTTATCTCATTAATAGCTAAATAGTAACCGCCTAAACCATTTGGTGTTATACCTTGAATATGAGAGCAACCATCATCAATAGTAACAGTGTCTAGGGCATCTCCGACTTCATCAATATCAGAAACAAACCCCATAACTTTTTTATTAATTATACAACCACCACAAACAGTATATCGATTCTCGGAATTACACCAGATACCATATAGTGTGGTTTCGCTAGAACCTTCCACAAGAAACGGAATAAATTCATCGGTTTTCTTATGATATATAAAAGAGTATATATGAGCGCCTAGGTCGTAATTTCCAACCGCTAGATGCCCCATTATACTGTGGACAAATGTCCTTTTTGCGTCTCCATTAGTCGGGTCTAAAGTTTTCCAAACCTTGACGCCATCTACTATACTAACTAATAAGCCAACAGTTCTACCTTCTTTAACATAAGACCCTACAACCTCAACTCCACCATCTCCTAGATTATTTGGCCCATAGAAGGATGTATCTAAATGTACTACCTCATCTCTATCTTTATAACCAAATAGTTCCCAATCTCCATTATCCCCATTTCCTGACAACGGTCCAGTATATAACGCTCCAAACTGTTTCCCATCTCTGCTAAAAGTACCAGCAATATAAACATCAAAAGAGTTTATTTTTTGTCTTACCCCTTGAATTAAGGTGTACCCGTTTGCTGTGAAATTGTTATTAAATGGTTGGTATTCGTAGCTCATATTATAAGTTTCATCCATTATAAAGTATCAATATCATATGAAGTGCGGCAAGTGGGGTTATACTCGTTGACGGGACGCTGGACGCGCCAGGTCTCCCGTCTCCTTAACCCCACACATAACATGCTAAATGTTATGTTTTACAGCACTCTTTCATAACCCATTCCTAAAAGTCTCAACATCCAACTCCCTACCCTCAACCTCGTAAGAGAAAGTATTCTTATCATTGTCAATCTTACAGTTTTTAACCTTGCATCTCAACTGTTTAGCAAGTTTAGTTAGCAGTAAGAGCTTTTCCTGAGCTGATAGCATTTGCATTTGGTTTGTGAATTTTTTAGTTACTATCATTTACCTTCCCTTGTACGCAGCTCCTCAGAAACAATATGTAAAATGTCATCTAACTCAAAGTACTTTAACTTTATATCGCCGCAAATATCTGAAAGAGACTGTGTTAAATTACCTATTAAAGCCTCTATCAGATAAAGACTACCACTTGGAAAGCTATCAATATCTTTCTCAAGAAACCCCGCAAGAACAACAAGATCCTCAGAGTGAAATGCAGCTTGTTCTTTAGTTATTGTCATTAAACTAACCTAATAATAAAATACAAAATTCCTAAAATCACAATTACAACGGCAACTGCACATGACCAGCATGTGAAATCAATTACCTTATTCCTTAACCATTCTATCATAATTTTCTCCAAAGGAACGCGCAATGAGATAGCGTTATAGTATTATTATTTGCATCAATCTGAGCATCTGTAACTTTCTTTTCAAGTATGTTTATCTCGATACTTGAGAGTATAATAGCTATACTTAAGATAATTAAACTTAAGCAATAATATTTGTCTTTCATTTCAATTTGCCCTCTATCCTCTCCAGACGCTCTATAATCTCTGTACGATCTATCATTTTAGCATGACTGTCTAGCACGTCCATACAGCTCTTTGCTTGATCGGGTGTAATATCATCTTTACTCACAGCGTTAACTACAGACTTACTAGCCTCTTGGAGACTCTTAATATCATCTTTATCTAGGTTCTTTATAACACCACTTACTATACGCTCACTCTTGGCGTTAGGTAGAAGCTTATCAATGCAAACTTTAAGCATCACTTTATCACCTGCCAAAGCCTCAGACAAACACTTCTTAACAAGTTCATCAGCATGATTCTGCATAAGCTTACGATACTTAGTGCGTTTGTCTTCTACGCCAGGCTTTCTTCCAGCTGGGTTGCCCGACGTTCCTTTTTTAAAAAGGTGAGCGTTCTTTTTAAGTGGTTTTTTCTCTTCAATTATTTTTTTATCACTCATTATAAAACCTCATTCGTTACTTAACTCTACAGTTCCTTTAAACGAAACAATTGTTAAATCATCTATAGCATCCCAATTATCGAGGTAAGGTATGCCTGGATATTGGCTATGCGGAGAGTCTACAATAAGAACAGAATCATAATTGCCGATGCTAATATAAATAAGATCGCCACTACAATTGCAACCGCATTCAGCCTTAAAGATCGGATAATAATCAGAATATAAAGTTAAAGGTGATGGCTGTTTTACTATATAGCGAAGATCATCTAAGGGTTTTAGTTGGTAATATGTAACTTCATCACCATCAAATTGAAGAAAGTTATAAAAATTTACCCCTTTCCCTTTTTCTCCTGATCTGGTTAAGCTGGTTATAATTAAACTTTCCCTTTTAATATCATCAAATAAGATATCGCCTACCTTGTAATAAGGTTCAACTCTCTCTTTAATTTTAACTATCATAATAGCTCCTTAATTCTGCATTTATTCTGATCAGTCCAGATGTATTGTATCACTTATACTCACGTTTGCACCTGTTAAATTTGGCTCCCCAGGATGGACTCGAACCACCGACGTAACGATTAACAGTCGTTCTCTCTACCAACTGAGCTACTGGGGAAAATCTCATTTCTTAAAATAGCTTACAATCGCCATAATAGTCACAGGTACCGCAGCCACTAAAACAAACGACAATGGAATAACTATCATAAATAATACAATTCCAACCAATGAACCCCAAAGTGGGGCAGTTATCCAAATCCATGACCACGCTATAATACCTGTTAACTTAAGCGCCAAAAACAAAACAAAAAGCAACGCTGGTAAAACTGACATAAAAACACCTCATCAATTTAAAAGTACGCACAACGTAGGGCCATTAAAGTTGTCACATCGATTTTCCTACGATTTACGTGCGCTCATATAAATATAGTAAAGTTATCTATAAAAGTCAAGCTTTATCCTTATAAAAGCTAAGTATGTTTTAGCTAATAAGCCCTTGACAGGTTTAATTACTGTATGTACACTAGGTACATAGTCAATTGTGACTACATAAAAAAAGGATATTATTATGAACTATAAAGAAGCGTTACAAAGTACCGAAGATTTATATATGAATCCAAAAACAGGGTCGGTAGACACCTTGGACGGGTGGGACTGCGACAAGTCTGAGCTAGTGCAGGTTGAATGTGATCAGCATGGCTGGTATAGAGAAGTATAAAAAAATAGGAGATTTAAAATGAGAAACACTTATACAACAGTAGACGCGCGATCTAATTTCGCAACTTTAGTAAACGAGGCATTTTATGGCGACAAGATATCAGTCATCACGAGACGTGAGCAGCCTTTAGCTGTCGTTATATCTGCGGTAAGATACTGCGATATGCTGGAGAAATTGGGTGATATTAAAGAATTGCGTAAATTCAAAAAGGAGAATAACTGTGACTACTAATTTAGAGATAGAAATAAAAATGTGTATTGAGGATATTCAAACATCTATTGAAGAAGTAAAGAACCGTTATGATAGCTCAGTTTATGAGTTAGCTGTGTCATCTATTGATCACGAACCGTTTTAGTAAAAAATATAAGGAGATATAACCATGGAAGCATTTAATATTATTCTGGAGAATGAAGAACGCTCTAAATTGAAATGCGAATTAAGGAAGATTAAGGTAAATTTTTTCTTTGATGAGTCGACCAAGTCGTTAGAAGAAAAGCTAGCTTATGCTAGAAATCACCAACCTTCTTTTTTGAGAAAGATTTTTTATAAAAATAGTGGTGATATATATAAATAAGATTTAAATATTTACAAGATAAAATAAATCAAGTAAAATATAGATATTGGATGGGATTTTAAAGGTTGAGTTTTTGATTGCACCATCCAATATTTGTAGGGAGCCTGTGTGCTCCCTTTTTTACATAGCATCCATTAAATTAGAATAATAATCACTATTTTTTGATTTCTTCTCTTTAAGTTTTTTGGTTGCAATTTTAACATTTAAAAGTTGCTGCCAATCACTTAACTCATCCCATTTTAGTGCTGCTGTGCTTCTTAAATGTTTTGCAAAGTCTGAGTCAATATAATGCGTAAGCCAGGCACAAGATGAATTATCAGTTTTAATAAACGGTTTAACGAATAGAAATTCATCTTCAGTTAAATCCCCGATTGAAAATTCAAGGGAATTATCTTTTCTTTTAATCCCTTTTTTCAGTAGTAAGTTTACTTCTTTACACCAAGTTCCATGTAATTCTTTTGCGTTTTCCACAGCGACTTGATCAACCATAAAATCTTTAGTTTTATTAAATTCGCTTTTAAACCAATTTTTATTAGCTTTATCGGTATTCTTATAATTTTTCTTTATCATGAAATATCTCCTTCCATTTTCCAAAATAAGGCCCCCTTGCCGACATCATCAATTAATTCAAATATACTGCTATCACTAAGAAAATCCTCTAATTCAAAATCATCTTCAACCATTAAAACTCTCCTTTTTTTACGATTTTAATTTCTACTGGGTACACGCTCTCAACAATAGATTTTTTAAGTTTAAATAGTTGAGTTTCCATGCCCTTTATGTCCACGAATTCATGCGATCCATCTGTATAAAAAACCAAGAAATCACACTTGTATTTCTTTCCACCCGGTAAAATAAATGGGACTTGACAGAGCCAATACTCAACCTCTCCAATTCTCTTAAGAATTTTCAGGTGACAGTGATAAGAAGCTTCTAATTGCGAATCGAACAAAATGTTATCTATTTTTTGTTTAACTGCATTATATTTACTCATGTCTGTGAGGGCTCCTTAACGGCTCTGTAAGTCTCAACTTTTCAATAGTGGGGTCACCCTATTGCTTGGTAGGTTTTAACCCCATCTCGTCGATCGTAGGGCCGCTACGAGGAGACTTGAGGTTGAGGATTGATGAACTTATCATCTCGTTTGCTGCTTCACGGTAATTATTCAACTCTTTTGGAACATTTTGAGACAATAGCTCGTGAATAGCAACAAGATAAAGTTTTGCTTGCGATGTTGGTGCGATATCAGTAACTTTGTACATTTACTTACCTCCCGTTAAATCTACTTGATAAAAATTATAACCTTTAGCGCCGGGGATTGGATCACCGTATTTTTTTCTGTGCTTTTTGTAGCGTTCAAAGTTATAAGCTATTAGGTCAACGATATCTTTATGTGATTCTTTTATGCAACCACCGGCAGCTAGAATTGTCATACCGCTGTAGATGCTACCAACGAGAGTTGGTTTTATTTTTTTTGTAATTCGCTTAGATGGTTTAGCGGGTAGCTCTTTAGGAATTTCACGCTTTAAGTTTAAAAACTCAGATGGTGAAGGCGGAAATTTAACGTGCTTTGTATTTAAACCTGAATCCAAAAATTTCATTATCTTTCTTGCTTCAACTAATCCGCCCATTTGTTTTATTTTGCGTACATAGCAGGATAGTAGAGTTTGTTTTTCTGAAGCGTTTTTGTATTTACCCGTCCAGGCAGCTTGGTAAAGAGCTGTAAACATGAGATCAACTCTAGGGGCACAAGTGCAATAGTACTTGTACTCTTCTGCTGTCATCTCAGTGTTAGCTGCAGTCTCCGTATTTTTCACGAGCTCGATCGATCGCGTCCGAGATTCCTGATAAATTTTCGGCAGCTCTTGATGAGGCCGTTGATTGATCAAGTTTTGTATTTTTTCCATTTGCACTCTCCTGTAGTTTTTCTCCGACATAGTTCGGGAATCTTTTCCCAAACAGTGTGCTGGGTTGCAAAGCACCCTGCATCTGCGAACTAGTATGCCACTGCTGGAATTTGTTTTTCACGACATGCAAGCAATCTGCCATGGAGGCTCCGCTTTTCAGTTGTGCAATTATGGGGCCAAGGTTATCGGAGGAGGCAACAAAGGGCTTTCTCCTCACCGCAGGAAACACAAGATTATTTAGCTCAGCAAGAACCATTTTGCTGTTAAAAATTAGTTCAGGTGATGCGGGTATTTTTGACATAGAGTTATCCACAGGCTTAGCGGTTTTTAAAACTTTTTCTTTTTTCTTTTCTTTTCTTTTTTCTTTTTGTTTATTATTAATATTTATTAATATTAACATAGTTAATATTAATATAATATCTCTAGTATATCTATATACCTTCATGACCGAAGGGTACAAAATATGCACTGAAAGCAAAGTAACCACAATTTGTTCGAATATTAGTTCATCTGTGCCCATTTGGGCACGGTCAAATTTTGACAGTATGCCCAAAAGGGCACAGATCGTATCTTTTGAGCACACCGTAATGTTTAAATTATTGTCACCGTGTGCCTGTTTGGGCATAGATTGTATCTCTTTTGGTCCGTTCAAGATGAGGTCACTAGGTAGTTTTTCAGTATTTATTTTATACGTTTGTATATTTTTGTAGCTCCCTAAACCATCATAAACCTGTTCAATAATTGATACTTTAATCAGGTTTGAGAGGATGTTTCGAATCTGTTTTTTTGACCAGAAAGAAAATATATTGGATAGATTGTCTAGCGAGTGTGAGAAAATAACCTCACCCAATTGCAGCATTTTCCCAATGAAGATTGCACCTTGTACGCCAACTTCATCAGCTAATTGACTATTAAAGTTAAAAAACATATCATGTCCCTTGGTGTTTATGTGAGAAAAATTTATTCTTTTGCCTAATATAGGATTAAACAAATGACAGAAAAACAATTTAAAAACTCAATATCTATTATAAATAAAATTATTACTAAGCATGGTAGCCATAACTCCTTGTGTGACGCACTTAGTTGTTCGTATCAACAGTTATGGAAATGGAAAAAAGGAGTAGTACAAATCCCTTTATTACAAGCCTATAAGTTAAGTAGGATATCAGACTTTACGCTTGAACAGTTACGTCCAGATTTACTTAAAATAATTTAACATAACTATTGACAGTTGACTTTTTTAGATATAAAATGAAATCTCATGGAATTAACCTTAAGGAGAAATATATGTTTGAAGTCAACTGTTATCATAAAAATGAGTTAGATTTTCGTATTGAAGAATTAATTCATCATCACGGGTACGAAGTTCAATTTAAAGATTTAAACAAGAAGGATAAGATGAGACTTCTTTCTTATGCTATTAAAGACACGCGATTTGATACATACGAGATTGTTTTTGAACGTGACTTGTTTTTAAATTATTTAATTGAAAATGTTGTCAATGGAGAATTAACAGAGAATGAATTTGGCAGTATGGTTATGGATCGGTTGATCTCTTCAATTAATGAAGAGATACAAGAAATGATAGATGATCAGGTTTCAGAGATAAAAACCGAGTTTAATGCTAATGATGATAGTTATGAATCTAAAGCAATTTCAGCTATTTTTGGGGAGTGTGGATAATGAAAGATTTAAAAATGCCAGATTTAATTGAGCAGCCTAAATTAGATAGTATTTTAGATAGTGTTACTGTATATAAGGATGCAACGGTTGAAAAAGAAAATGCACATATTGCTAAAGCGTTATGTAAATTTCAATCTGTTTGCGGACCGATTGATAAAGGTAAGCAAGGGTACGGGTATAAGTATACAGATTTAGCTAGTGTGGTTAAGTTTATTACTCCTCACCTCACCCTTAGCGGATTATCTTATACTCAATTACTGGGAGGTGATGGAGCGTCGGTATCAGTTACAACAATCCTTTTACATGAGAGTGGTGAGTCTTTATCATCGACAGTATCATCAAATGTCCATGAAAATAAAGGTAAGGGAATGTCTCCAATACAGGCGATGGGTTCTGTGATCACGTATCTTAAAAGGTATGCTCTAACGTCTATACTTGGAGTGGTTAGCGAGGAAGATACAGACGGGTCTGCAAGCCAAAATAAATATGATAAGCCTAGCTATAAACATAAACCATCAGCTAAAGCAGTTATTAAGGCGCCTACAATGACATCAAAAGAATTTAATGACATACCTGCAAGACAAGATAACCCTGAAAAAATAGCTCTGGATATTTTAAAAGGGGCCACTTCATTAGACGATTTAAAAGCTAGGTTTAAAGGTCTTGGATTGCAAGTAAAGAATCCGGCAGTCATTTCATTTAAGGATGTTATGAAAATGAAGTTCGAGGATCTATAATGAACGATGATAATATAAATCAGATAGACTCGGAGAATCTGAGAAAAGAGTGCCAAGAATTCTATTCTAAATTAATGGGTTTCTTGAAAAGTGATGATATATACAATAAATATTCGTTAGCTGCTAACTTAATAGTGTTTAAAAATCATTTGGATTTTATAAATTTAACTGTTGATAAAGTGGCTGCGGAAATAGAGGAGGAGTTAGATGAACACTAATACTTTAAAGATAAATAGATTTAAAGATATGTTAATTAATACAAATACTATAGAAAGGCATAAAGAATTGAATAAAGTAATGGAAAAAGAACGTGAAGCTTATCTGGCAAAAGGTGCTTTTGCTATACCTGATTTTTTAAAAGGAGAGGAATAGAATGGGATTTTTAGTATTGACTAGGAAGGTTGGCGAAGAGGTTATCATCAGAGATGAAAATGAATCACCTATTATTGTTAAATTTTTAGGCGTAAAAGGTAATCAAACTCAGGTGGGATTTGAAGCCCCTGCGTATTTTAAAATAAATCGTAAAGAGATTGATGATAAAATAAAGATGGGACTTCCACATAATGAAACAAGAGGAAATATAAAATGAGGAATGAATACAATAAAGAAGAACTTGAGCTATTTAATAGCGATTGTAAAACACTTTACGAAGCACTAACCAGGTTTCTAAGTAGTGAATACGTAAAAGGTAGGTATAGCCTTGGTGTGCATTTAGCGGTATTTAATAGTCATTTAGAGTTCTTAAAAGAGCAATGTGATAAAATGAATGAGGCTGAAAATGAAAACATCCATCACTGAGTTTGATATTTTTTCTGACCAAGTAAGTGGTGCTTTCGATGAAATAATGAATTTTGTAGGTAGAAAACTACCGGAATATTCAAAAGACTGCATTTCTGCAGCGCTTGGTGAGTCTTTTATGAAAATGACTGAGAATTATGGCGACAGGTCACATAAAAAAATGTTAATTAATAATTTAATCGAAAAGTGGCTTTAGTTATTTATCTATAATTTTGTCAATTCTTTTGCATAGAGTATTCATTAGCGTTGTCATATTGTCAATTGATTTTTTTATGGCCTCAATCTGATCATTCATGTGGTTTGTTTTGAGGTCAACATATTCTTTGTTATGATTTATTTCTGAATTTATGCTATTTTTTATACTATGAAATTTTTCATTAGTCGACGTTTCAAAATAATTGTGACGCGAAGTAGAGCGCCCCTGGGCGTATACAAAACCGCCCAGGAAAACTATCAACTGAAAATGTTCAGATAAAAAGTTAGCGATTGAATCAGACATTTTTCTGAGAGGCTTCCCTATCTTTTTCTGATGATACAATAGTGCCAGCTGACAGTTTTTCTAGCACTTTAAGCGCATCGAGCACAACAGATACATTTTTGTGCGAATGCCCAGGATGAATTGCATTAATAATGATACTTGCGACTGCAGATAAAACATCTTCAGCAATAACGAATTTATTCATAATAACTCCAAATTAATTTAAAAACTAATTGTATCATATCGATATGTATTTTTAAATGGTATTTTATACCTTAATTAAAAATTTTCATACAACTAGTATGTTCTCGTCATTGATGCTAAATTACTTATAAGGCTGTTGCTTGCACTAGCAGAAGAGAATTGCGCGGTTACCGAAAAGGTGTTATCTACTGTGCTGTCAACAGTAGTATTATTTATAAAAACTTCTCTTTGCCCTACAAATTCGTTTCCTATATTTTTATTATAAGTAAAGTCAAAATTAGTAATGATTTCACCAACTCCTGGACCGCCAAGCGCAGTTAACGATATGTCTAATTCTATTTCATAAAATTGATTTACGGCAGGATCTAAAGTCACAACGATAGTGCCCAAATCAATAGTACCGTTTGTTTTAAGTCTAATGGTCAATGTGTCGCCATTATTCATTGAGCAACCACCAGCAATTACAAAGATAAACGCCGAAATTTGTAGCGTATTTGCTGGAGCAAATAAAGAACCAACGCCAGTACCCATGAGGGTAGTTTCAACGGTTGTCGCTGTTATAAGTGGGCCAGGCAATGTTTGCAAGAAGACACCACCCATCGGTGATATGCCGTTAAGTTTATCGGCCCATAGGTTACCTAAGCGAGATGTGGGACCTCCAATCGCAGTATTGCCGCCTTGAAGAATCACTGTGCCGTTTTCTGTTAAAACTATATTTCTTGCAGCTACCGTGGCGCCGCTACTTAAAAGTGCAGCCGAATTTAGTGAATCAAATTTTAATAAATGCGGACCATTACCGATGACCGAACCTATAATTTCAGTTCCCGATACGTTAAAGTCTGTAGTTGAGCCTACGTTTGTTTGCCAAAGAGCATCACCACCAACATAACACCCCAACAACCGTGTAGTTATCACAGTATCAAATGCAATGATAAAGTAATCAGTAGCAAGAGTGCTACCGCTCATCAAGACAGAACTAGTGCCGCTAGTCATGTTAGCAGTCAAAGAGCCTAAACTTGAGTTCAAGTCCTCAAAGCTACAATCGTCTAAAGAAACATCACAAACACCTGTTTTAGTTGTGCAATTACTCAAGACAAGTTTATTATCAAACCCAGTTCCCGAAGCGCTATAAGTGTTAGCTGCTGACTGCTCGATATCTTTAAAGATAGCAACTGCGCCATTTATTGAGTTTGTGATGAAATCTAAATCAATATTAAAAGAGCTAGAAATAAAATTCCTCACTTCACACACGCCGTTATCTGTAAAAGTAGCGTCTACATCAATTGGGTTCGTGATAGTTAGTGTTGAGTTATTTCCTTCAATGTCTATAA